TCTCCAAAAATCTTATTTTGATTCTTAGTATCAACACCATAGGTTTTTAGTGTGTCAAGTAGTTCATCAAAGAAGATTAAGTTTTCGCTGTCGCCAGTTGCAACATTGATAGTATTAACCACTGGTGAAAGACTATAAAACTGTCTAGTTGCCGTTTCTTCCTGTAAGAAAGCTGCACCTGATTTATGATTTTCAGGACTTCTTTCGCCGACGAAACCGTTGATGATTTCTGAATTGGCTTTACTAAACAATTGCTCAACTGTACTTTCAAAAAAGTTTTTGATAGCAGTTGTTTGTAATACACCTGGTAGTTTTTTATAAATTTTATTCTCTGACATTACTCTTATACCCTTAACGATCAGTTCTTAAAGTGTTTGAATTTAATTTTTCAATTATTTCAATATCGTCAACAGTTGCTACACTTAAAAATAATTCATTTGGATCTGCCTTTACTTGGAATAAGTTTCCAAAAGTTCCTGTAGATATTCGAGGCACAATTACAATTGTACCAATAGCACTTCCAAGTTGCTGGTGTATGTAACTACTTAATTCTGTAAAGTAGAATGTTTCACCAAACTCCCAGTTAGTAACATTAAAATATTCATTGATTGCTAATAAAATTCTAGTTTTAATTTCGTTGTCACTTAATTGATTATTAAGTTTAACTACACGGAATTTAGCTTGATAGTTCATATCTGCTAGAGACCCAAACAGTAATTTAAATTTAGCACTTCTAAATACTAATGTATCGCTAGCTGATTTGTATTCGTTTAGTTTGCTGAATTCATTTGCTAATTCGGCACTGGTAGGTGGTAGAGGGAATGTTGTTCTGCTAGGTGCAGCTTTCCACTCATTAATTAAATTTGAATATGTATTAGTTAATACAATCATTTCAACTATATTACTTATGCTTGGATCAATACGCACATCCTTAGGTGCAACATGCTCCCAACGAATAATGCTTTGATCAAAATTACTTGCAGCAGTATTTTGTGTTGGGCCGCGGCCGCGCACTACAAAGAAGTCTGTGGTTTCAACAGGATATACGCTCATTGGGTCAGTGCTCTGCTGCGTCATCAGATAAACTTTATCTTCTTTTTCAGCATAAACTTTAATGCCGGCTGCTTTACCTTGATTATTTTCTAAAGGCTGGGCTGATGAGCCGCCGGCTGCAATAACATTTAATTCCTTAACTAATAGCCAATCAACCGCAGATAATCGGTATTCCAGTTTATAACTGCTGGCACTAACTGTATTATCAGCAAAATTAATATTCAATGAGTTTTCGTTACGATAATCTAATATTACATTATATACCGGGCGATCGTAATTATATCCGTCAAAATCGGTATAGTACTCGTATGCCATTACATCATCGCGATCTACATACTCGCTAAACTGTAATGGTCTATCAGGAACCAAATCACCATCACTGTCTACTGGTGCAACAATTACTTTACGAGGATCAACATATCCGTCTGCGTATTTGTAAACATCTACAACTTGCCACTCAATTGGTTCTACAATCTTGTCTTTGCTGGTTTTGTAGTTTACAATTATCTGATCCTTGTATGATGTAAACTTATCTTTGGAAATAAAATAATCGTTTTCTTCCAGTCTACTATATACTAGATTGCCGGTACCTGCGGCAACATTAGCATTGGCCAAAAATAGTCGTCCATTTTGTGTAGTATCAATTACTGTACCTGATGCGCCGTATGAATAGCATACTGCGTTGCCATGAAAAATAAGTTCATTGACGCTACTGTTTGCAAACTGGCGATAAGTGATATTACCGTTAGCATCTAAGATGTTTTTACCAAATGTTGTAGAATCAAACGGTATTACAATTGAACTTGGTATTCTAGAAATTTGACCGGTATTGTTTGCGATAGTTATATTACTTGTAAGTGCAGATTGTGTGCCGTCGTCAAAATATGTATTCAGCGCAACTGTGGCTTCGCCTACATATCGATTACCTGTTGATGGATTAATGATATTTGCGATTCTCGTTACTGGGTTTGAACTGGTTCCTGCGGCGGACACATCAAATAAGCCAAAATTACTTTTCCACGAAACACTAATGTCAAACCATTTAGTATCTCGAGTTTTTAGTGCAATGTCAGTAGCATAAGCTCTAGGAATGTGAAATGATCCAGTTGATGTATTTCTCCAACCATATGTTTCACTGTCCTTTCTGTACCATTCAAACATTTCAGCTGAACCTGGTGCAGTATTCAGTGTTGTGAATGTAATTGAATCCTGTGAGGATTTATTTGTTACATCAACAACTTTAATATTCTTTACATTATAGAATTTTAACTCGTCGCGGCTTTGTACAACATAGTGTTCGCCGCGAAGTGTTACATTATATCGATATCTAAAATTATCAATTGGTGAGTATTCCATTAATACTAACCATGAAGAATCTTTTCCTAAACCGGAAGTATTTTTAGCATTAGCTGGACTAAAGTTGCTGGCCTTATCTAAGTTTTGACTTTCAATTACATACCATTGATCTAGCGTCATATCGTAGCCTAAACCAAAAGTTTGTCTATTTGTGATAGCAAATTGAATGATTGATGCTTCGGCGCCCGTAAACAGTTTTCTCAGACTTGTGATCATTTCGTCAGCGAACCAACCCTGTGGGATTTCACTGCTTAAAGTCCATGATCCGGTACCTGATGTCAGACCGCTTGTTAATGCACCATTATTAGTAACACCTAAAATTCTAACCCACTTGTAACTTAAATCCTCAGAACTAACAAACTTAATAAAATTATTTTCTCTGAACATTGCTGTTCTAGTGTCGTTATTAGTCATAACAACTTTAGTACCGCTACTAAAAGTTTCTGTCATGTAACCAACATCACTACTGAGCTTTTGCGGTAGGGGTTCCCATCTAATGTTTAAGCTGTTTACTTTAAACTTATTAGTAGTATAATCACTCCAAAGATTTCTCAAGCCGTAATAAACAAAGTTATTCAAACTTTGTGTTTTCAATAGGTTAGGTAAAATACCCGAAGTTACTTCTGCAGGTGTAGTGTTATCATTGATAATAATGGTATCTGTTTTATTAAATTCCTCAGTAAGCAGAATAGCATCACGGGCAAACATATCAACATTTTGAAATGTCCCGGTTGGATCGTTGATGTCAATGTATCTGCTGTGGCCTGCATGAGTTCTGTTAATAGCTTTGATCTTAGTAATGTTAGTGCTTTGGCTTAATGGAAATACATTATAGTCCTGTGCGCTGACCATTCTATTCTGCGTATAATATACCTGCGGTGCTCGCTGTTTAATAGATTGCAGCGACTCTGCCGGCAAGCTATTAGAAACTTTCTTTTCTAAACGGAAAGTTACAGTTAGTGCTTGGCCTTGATTTTTGTTATTCACATAAGGAATTGTAATTGTTAAATTACGAGCATCCTCAGGTTGAATTACATAACGCTCAGGCAAACTGGTTCGATACCACAAACGATAAACACCAATTGGAATATTACCAAAGTTACCGTCTGAGAATTTTAATTTGATGCCGCCGTTGTTTAGGTTTTCAACAGAATACAAGTTTCTTGTATTAAACAATTCGCTGTTATAGTTTAGGGTTTGACCAATTAAGTTTGGTACCTGTACCCATTGTTCTAGCACACCACCTGAAGTGTTGATCTTTTGTAGGAACACATCAGTTTCATTAATATTTGGTACAGCTAGATCTTCAAATCTGTTTTGAATTGGTGATGTAAATTCAAAATCTACGAAATCTAACAATCCTTGTTTGAACATAACAAAGAAACCAGTATCGCTGCTTTGTAATCCTAGCCCATCATTTCTATAAATTAAATTAAACAAGTTTGTTGGATCGGGGGTTTCTTCGTAAAAGAAGCCGCTGTCAACAAAATTTGGATTGATAATATTAAATGCTGTGCTTGCACCATTAAGATTCACTTCAATATTATATGTAATAGGTGCAGTAACCGGTGTTGCAATTCTGTATAGTTCGGTATCAATTCCACCAACTCTACCAACCTTATAAGGAGAAGTAAAGCGATTTGATCCTGCCATGGCGGCATTTACAATAGTAATGAACTGTTCGTAACTCTGTGGATTATTAGAGTCGTTCCAATAAATTTGGCGATTGCTTAGATTATTACCTAAACTGTCTGTTAGTGGCTCTGTGGTACGCACAGAAGTAAGTTTCATTAATCCACTTGATGTAAAATTACGCTTAGGATTATACCCCAACATACGAGCTAGTTTGAATACGCTATCGCGTCTTTCAGCTGACTCTAAGAAGTTTTCTCGGGTGTTTAGATCCATTCTAAACACTAGTGTTTGAGATAGATATGCTAACATTTCAATGATAGCAATAAATTCACTGCTTTCTAAATAGTCATTGAAATTTTCTGGGAAATTCTGCTGAACATAATTTACTAGAGCTGCTCTAATTGTATCATAATCGTAGGCTTGATAGTCAGCACTAGTGAATGCTTTATAGGCTACGGTCCAGTCTTCTGCCGCAAATAAGTTATTTTGTCTTACTACTAGAGACATTAGTCTGCGCCCTCAATGATCTTTCTTGTGTACTCTAGATACAATGTATCAGGATTATTAAATGGAAGAATTTTTAAAACTACTTCAATTCTGATACTTTGTTCTAGTGTATAAATTGTTGCATCAATATATTCTACTCGGGGATCAGCGTCAATTATCTTTTTTACATCATCAATAATTTCACTGTTGGTATAACTATCCTCGGGGTTCATTAGCAAGTCCCAAATGATACTACCATAGTTAGGACGCATTAGTCTTTCGCCCTTCTTTGTATAAAAGGTATTCAATAAATCTCGCTTTACAAGCGCACTATCGACTAGAGTGTATGGTGCTCTAACCTTGTCAACTGTACTGAGACCTTTGAATTTTGCCATACAATTATTTATCATATTCTTTAACAGATATTTTAATTAGGCCATTTTTCGCTTGACAAAAAATTTAAAAACATGTATATTAAGACTTGTAGTGAATAGCTACATGGGCGGTGATTTAGAAATAGATCACTATTGGTTTAACCCTAAGTTGAGAGCATGAAAATGCGTAATAAACTTTCAAAGAAGTTTGATGAAATCTGCGCTAGCGCCGAGAAGTACAATAAGGAACACCGTACTGATCGATTCTTGCGTATGTTTGATCAGAGCAGAAAGTTCGTTAGCATGGGACTGTATGATTCTGTAACTAAGAAGTATGTGTTGTTTGATACAATCAATCTAACAGGCAACTTCCGTTACAACAACAACATCCTGCCAAACGAATTTGCTGAAATGGAAAATATGATCAAGCGTGCGTAAGCACTAAATGGTTATGTAAGAGCGTAGAAAAAATATAGGGCCGAAAGGCCCTATATTCTTATCTAGAACCAAATTCTCTTATTTTTTGTTCAATGTAGCTGGTTCGTCTAAGTTCTAAAATTGCTGCCAACTGTGCAGATGTTAACTCGCCTGGATTGACACCGGGTGGTGGAGAAATGTCCACGTCGTCAGGCGTTTGGAATAGCTCAGCTTCATATAGTCGTCTATCATAATAATCTTGCCTAAACACAGCAGCGCCAACGCCGCCTGGAGGTGAACCCATCACCCATCCCATTAGCAGTCTTGGCACTTCAGCATAGGCTAGTTCGTTCAGTGCGATCAACACATCGCTGTTTAAAAAGTTTTCTGCACCAACATGATTTGAGAAACTAGCCATGGCAAGAGTTTGATTATTACTCATTGGGGCAGTAATTCTTCCTTTCACATCTTCCCATGCTTTATTAAGATCGGCTAGCAAACCTAAACTTGTGCCAATTGGGCCTAGGCCGTTTGAGAAGTCAACAATCTTATTACCGTTAGCGTCTTCAAAAATAGTGCCGGGAGGATCTGAAATAATTTTATATCCTGCATCCTCTAATCTTTTTAGTGCTTCAGCATTATCTTTTGATGTAGCCATGATATCTTTAATATCATTCATCATATTCCTAAACGCCGCATCTGTTAGTGCTGCGGGCAAGCCAGTATTGCCTGCAATAGCAAATGCTCTTAACTGTGCTTCAAGTTCTTTTAACTGCTTGGCTATACCAATAATTTTATCTAGGTTTTCGTTAGTTACTGGAAATCTAATTGGCGGTATTACGACATTTAGCGATCTTGCAAGGTCCCTAATTCTATCAACGCCGAGTAGATTTCTTAAATTTGCTAACTCAGTGTTATTCATAATATTGTTTAATTGTTTATATAGAGGACTGTTTTTAATAGCATCGGAAGCAGCCTGTTGTGCTGCTGCAATTGCTGCACCTCGAGGATCCCTAGCAATATCAGCAAATTTATTTAAAAGAGCTTGCGCTGACGCTAATGCTGCCTGGGCTTGATTAAATTTTTCTCTATCAAGGTCGGTAACATTTTTTTGGAAATCTTTTACACTAGAAACATTTTTATCGCTAGGTGCCGGGGCTGGTGTAGCTGGTGTTGAGCCTGTTCCAGCCGGGGTAGTTCCTGTGGGTGTAGTGTTTGCCATGTTTATCCTCCAGTTGGCCGTGAACCAGTAACTAAGTTGCCGTTTGCATCAGCATATCCCGTACCAACAGAAACTGTGCCATTAGGATTAATTACTGTTGCAGGAACTGATCTGTTGCCTGGGCTTGCCCCAGGTGCACCTGGAACGAACGCTTTGTTATTACCAATTGTTCTTGGGTTTTCTTTAGTTGGGTCTGCGTTTGAGTGGCCGGAGAACGGTTCAGCAGTAATAAAGTTTGCTACAATGCTTTGAACATTGTCTACTTTACCAGTTCGTAATCCTCCGCCCTCTAATGCTGTGGTACCTTTTAATGCAGCCTCTCGATTAAATTTAGGTGCGTCAAATGGTTGATCTTTACTTGCAGTGAGTAGCATTTGTGTTGCGGCTTTGGCTGGAACTGGAATAATAGGAGGTAGAACACTTGAGTTTAAATTAATAAGTGGACCGCCAACTATATTTACTGCACCGGCTGCTGCTGAGATTCCTACACTTGTTTTTGATTGCACCCGTGTTTCTAGTGCAGAATCTAATAATATTCCGCCAGGGGTAGTAAGTGTAATACCACCTGTTGGGGCAGGCGCAGGATTACCTGCTGTCATTCTTATTAGGCCGCCAACGCTAAGATCATAGTCGCCGCCTAGTGCAGTATGTTTCATACTGGTAGTGGCCAGCGCACTCATTTGTCCTGCTGCTTCAATTCTCACATCGCCGCCGGTGCCTAGTGGACCTTTACCAACTGCACTCATAGGATTTGGTCCTAGATAGTCATAGGTTGAAAGTACACCCACATTGTCGCCAGCAGCACGAATTTGAACGTCGTTACCTGCTTCAATATTAACATTTTTGTCTGCTCGGAGATTGAAATTACCGCGGGTACGCATACTGATACCACCTTCTGCGTAGATCTGAACATGACCGTTCATATCCATTTCAAACCAAGCATTGCCTTTCTTATTAATCAAATATATTAGGCCTAACATATCGTCCATTAATATTTGATTACCCTGTGCAGTACGCAATCTAATATGGCGTGACCCGGATCTTAAACCGTCATCCATAACAAATTGATGGCCGCCCATTCTAGATTTTGGATCTTTAGGATCGGGTGGTCCTGGTGTTAAAATACCAAATACTTCGCTAGGTGTTTCGCGTCTAGAGCCGCTAGTACCTGCGCCTCTTAGAGGATCATTAATAAGTCCTTGTTTAACAATCCACTCAGCAATGTCAACATGCATTGGGCGTGTAGCATCGTTGTGCGTGGTTTTTTCATCTCGAGCATTTTTTTCAGCTACAGGAACATTGATACCCGATTCACTATAACTTTTACCTGCAGGTACACCAGGAACCATATGCGTAAGCATTGGTGGGAATGTGCAGCCAATAATATATGGTAACTTTCTATTACCGTCAGCAAAACAAACTAATACAATATTGTCCTTGTCGGGTGGGCGCATCCACATGCCATAACTTTGTCTTGTATTTTTATAATTTTTAATATCAGTACCCACATTGGGTGTGGTTGCTCCGGCAAAAGGACTGCTCCAAAAACAATCAAATACACCGTCGTTTGATCCCGGGTCTTTGCCCAATTCTGGAATAAAGACCTGTATCTTGCCAGTAAAGGCTTCGTCTTGCGTCGATCGCACAACACCAATAAACACACCCCATTTTTTATCAGCAGATTGCTCTGCTCTACCAACAGGATCGTTAGTTAATCTATTATTTGTTACTAAAGGTGGTTTCAACGCCATAATATTTTAAACCTTAATTTCTATTATATTTTTAAATAGCTTCTTAGATCATCGCCCAGGCAAGGGTAAATAGTTTCTTGGATTCTGAACCTGGCCATTTAATTTTATTTGATAATGTAAGTGATTTCCGGTACTCTTACCGGTGCTACCTATACCACCAAGAACTGTATTACCAGTTACTGGATCACCTACTCGTACAAGAGGTACAGCATTCATATGTAGATAAGCTGACTCTAGGCCATTTCCATGCTTGACAAAAACAGCGTAACCATTACCTTTACCCGGTGTAACAACAGTATCTACTCTACTAACTGTGCCAGGTGCTGATGGGAATATTCTTGTTCCTTCTGGTCCAGCAATATCTATGCCTGCATGGTACTTTCGTTCTCCGGTTATTGGATCTGTACGGTAACCTTCTTCTGAAGTTACTCTTACACCGGTTGCGTCACCTACTGGATTTGCGTGACCGGTTGGGCCGGCAGCAGTTGGATTGTTTGTGCCTGTAGCCCCGGGACCGCCCGGTCCTCCGGTACTAGGACTGGTACCTCCTGTACCGCTAGTAACAGTTGGTGCCCTGGTTAGATTTGTATTAGCATTGTCGCTGGCTGAGATAGGCCGGCCGTCAGGACCAATACCGTTCAAATCAAAAGTAATTCTTTCACCCCGATCATTGAATTGCAATTCTAATGGTCTAATTTTAAATAGCGGAACAT